TGACTTCTTCCCCGGTGGTATCTCCGATGATCACAAGGACGCGGTTGATGTTCATGTGAAGGCGATGAAGGGTGCGACAGGAAGTGCGCGGGTTGGTTCTGCGCAGCAACTGATCGCCACGCGAGAGGAAGCAGCGGTGGCAAAGGAAGCGGCAGAAGAGAACGTCAAGTCCGTTGAGGACGAAACCAAGAAGATGTTCGACACGATGACGAACGTCCCACCGGACCTTTACTATGCACGCGAAAAGGCTCGGGTTGATGCAGAGGCAGCCGCGAACACGGCCAGCACGACGGTTCCGGGCGGAGCCTATAAGCAGGGTGATCAGTGGGTAAACGCTGAAGGCGAACCCGTTGAGGCTCCAGACGACGCGGAGTAACCATGAACCGTGATGAGGCTCTCAATTATGTGAAGAGTCGTTACGACACGGTCATGACTACGGCTGGACGCGGAGTATTGGATCACGAGCAGGGCTACCTGCCCGTGCTGGACTCCGCGTTCATTACGTACATTGAGCGGTACGACATTACTGAAACCGATAGGAACAACACAATCGTTCTGGCGTCCCGCGAGGTGTGCTTTCGGTTCCTGCTCGATGCTCTGGTTTACGATCTTATCGTACCTATCATGGCATCGCAGTCGATGGACTTCTCGGTGGACGCTCCGTTGACCAGCGTCAAGACATCACAGGCGTACAAGTCTCTGAGTGTCGAGCAAGACAAGGCATGGCAACGGGCCATGAGTTGTGGTTGGGCACAGGACTTGTACAGTGAAGTCGGGGCATTCAAGATCAACATGGACTTCAATGAGCCGGGACACAGAAGCGAGTTGTAATGGTCCTTCCATTCATTCCGCGTGGAAAACAACTTCAAGAATCCCTGATGACCGAGAAGGCAATCATCTCTCGTAACGGGATTGTCATCGTTCCCAAAGTCAAATGTCGGGTAACGGCGAGCCGTCTGTTGACGGACACCCCTGATCCGTCAGATGCGAACACCCGGATCATGGCGGAATGGGGCTGGACACTTCCGCTGGGGACGGATGTCGAGGTTGGCGACGAGATCGCCAAGTACGATGGCTCGTTGTCCACGATTGCCGGTGAAGTCCTCAAGGACGACACATGGGCAACGGCCATTCGCGTCTGGTCAACGCGCCCCAAGGATGCGGTGGGACTCACGCATATCGATCTGTACCGCTTCGACAACAACACGGAAACGTGGGAGTTTGAGGGAGCCTACGACGTCAATATCCACTTCGATAGAAACATGCCCGTTGAGACACCGCCGCGCTACGCACCTGCCGGTATTGCGCTGATCAAGGGCGGCGTCGTCGCTGGTCCACTTAATTTCCAGCCCATTCCGGGTGACAGGTTCGTCCACGCTGGATACCCATGTGTGATCACAGCAGTCATGCCGGGTCAGCCACAGCGGACGGAAGCCGCATTCACGATGGACATCAGTGGACCGAGACAAAGCTAATGGCACAACCGGGGAAACCAGTCTATGTAACGGGACGCGGTCCGAGCGACGCCTTTCCATCAGGCGTTCACGCGCGGGTTTATTTCAAGTTCACACCCTCGCGGACCCGAATCGACAACATGTATCACATGCGCGACAAGATGCTGGTCAACCTCGCGCGCAATGCGCGTGAGACAACGGCCCGATTGGAGGAAGCGATCAAGGGTCGTGTGTCGTGGGAAGATCATCCTGATCGCCACCCATCTACTTACTATCCCAGTGGGGGGACAGCCTACGAAAACATCTTCGCCTCTCTGGAAATCAGCGGTGAGTTGTTTTCCATCTCGGCCGGTCATGGAGCAGACACCGTCCATGAGAGTAGCGGTGGAGAGGAATACACCTATGGCGGTATTCTGGAATCAGGAGAGGTTGGTCAGCGTCACCGGGTGATCAAGAACACATGGGACGGCGCGGACGGTGAGGAAGCGTTCAAGGAAACATTCTTGACAATGATGACGGGCGGTCTTCTCGTGGGGTACACCGTAACCAATGGCGACTAATCAAAAGATCATTCGTGATCGTCTTGCCAACGACTCAATACTGGGCGGAACTCTTGCCGGAACGAGTTGGACTGGTCTTGCCCGTGGCGGCATTTATGACAAGAAGATCAAGCGTGAGGGAGCCGGTTCAACTCCCAACGCATTTGACCAGACGCAGGCTGGTGTGCTGGTCGTCAAACCTTGTATAGTCGTGCTGGACCGGGGCGATGGCCCGCATCCACAAAGGGATCAAATCCCAGCGGCGTATGTACAGTCCATTTACGTGTACTTCTACGCCTCAGCCACTTCAAGTGGACGAGATGCAATCGCAGCCATGCGAAATCGCACCTATGAACTATTGGATGAACAAGCGTCCGGGTGGATATTCGCCTCTGAGGGCGGCCCGATGGTTTTCTGCTACTACGCGGAGCGCCTCGGAGTCAGAGACGATGAGGTCTTTCCGGAAGCAGTCATCGATTACCAGCGGTATCGACTGACGAGCCGCTACGCAAACATCGCATAGGAGTCCACCGTGACTGATGCCACCACCAAGGAAACTGAGAAGCCGAAGGACGATCCCAAAGAGCCAAAGCTCAAGAGGATTGATTTCGAGAGCAAGGCAATGTCTCAGACCAAGGAGAACGGTCGGAATGACTATCTCCCCAACAACGCTGAGATTCGCTCGCCGTATGACAACGACACCAACGCCAACTTTCCCGGAGTAGACGCTTAGGATGAAGCCGAAGTCTCGCCTCATCAAATGGGTCGGTGATCCCCGCGCCGTCAAGGAAGACATGTTCGGTATTCCGAACTGGCGGTACGAGAACAGCCGGGTTATTGCGATGGAACGAGGGCACGAGCGCATCCTCCAAAAAGGTGACTGTCCGGAGATAGAAACGTATCTCGATACCTTCGGTAACGAGAAGAAACGACCGATCCCCGGCACAGGAATATCTCAGGACTACTACTGGGGTGATCACTGGGGTATGATCCAAGAACTGTCGCTTGACGACGCCATGAAAGTCCTTCGCGTACAGGGCAGTGAGTTCAAAGACGTGACGGATGTCGCCCATCCTGAGGACGTTGTAAATGACCTCTACATTGTCCCTAAGCAGGGAAAGCCGTATCTCGCAGCAGGCTGACGAGATAGCGATCAAATGCCCCTCTCATGTGTATGGATACGCCATAAGCGCAACCGGAGTATTTCGGGTCCGCTGCAAAGGCAAGTTCTGTCGCAATGGGTCGGGAAAGGTGACGTTCCACACCTTTGATCTTGCTACAGGTGAATTGCTCCGCACGGAGTATCTTCCCTATCGAAGCCCGAGCGAACTGTAAGGGCAAGGAGAACGACCATGACGTATGGCGAACTGCCATTCGGTTGCCGCGACTGCAAAGTAACCCCATGGGCATCAGGAGTCCTCGGCACTGCTGTTGATGTCCCTCGTATCAGAACCGTTGAAATGAACGTGACTCGTGACTCGACCGACCTCGAAGGCGACGATGTGAAAATCGCTACGCATACATTTGGTCGTGGTCTTGCCGGGTCCATTGAAGCTGGTGGCGTGAATGTCGCCTGCCGGATGGTCCTTGAAGGTGGTTCAATGACTACCCTCGGATCACAACCATCTCGCATCACAACGTACAAGGTCTTGGGCGATCAGGCTGAAGGTTACTTCAAGATTGAATCCCAGATGTACGGTGACGATTCCGGTGATATGCACTTCATTGCATGGAAGGCGAAGGCCACCAACGGCCCGAACTTCTCCGCTGCACAGGGCGAGTTTGGTCTGACCAACTGCGACTTGGAGGCCATCTACGATGACTCCGTATCGCCGTCAAGGCTCTATCACATCGTCCAAAACGAGACAATTACACCAATCGTCTAAACTGACCCCGTTGGCAACGAATCGTTGCCTTGCTCATAGGAGAGCGTACTGTGGTAGATCAAGCAACAGGAACACAAGGCCGGGTGGACGCTACGTTCCCCGGCCTTGACCCGTCCATCGAACTGATGTGGCGGAAACGATCCCAAGAACGCATCCAAGAGAAAGTCAAACCTGTCACGCTCGATCTGCCCTCGGGTATGAAGGTCATTGCGCAACGCATGGACCTGCGCTGGTTGTGGAAACACGATCTGATCCCTGATCCCATTCTGGCGCGTGTTGAGGAAATGATCGGGTTGATTGAGTCCGCTGATCCCAATCACGTCGCTGAGGAAATGGGCAAACAACTCGAAGAGAATCCAGAGGAAGCCTTTTCCAACTGGTACAGCGTTCTCGGCACGATCTGGCAAGCATGTGTGGTTGCTCCACAGTTCACATATGAC